TCTACCTAAGAGCAACATTGCCCCGTCGATAAGACCAGACAGTAATTTTTGATAGAACGGTGAACGAGCATTTAAGTCGCCACCTTGAATACCCATTTCCAGTTTTTGAAGTTCAACTTCATTAAGCATTTTAGATTGTAGAATTTCCAGATTCTTTTTTTCGATAGCGTCCTTAGAAGTATCGATTAAGGATTGTAATCCTTTTTGCAGACCTACAGTAATATTAGCTTGTTGTGTGGCAGCATCAACAGCATTTTTTATACGTTGAGACGTCACCTGAGCGATTGACAGATCGCCATACACTTGAAGATTTTCGAACTGTTGTTCTTTAGTTTGCACATCCAGATTGATCAGAGATTTAGCACGCTCACTAGCCCAATCATGAGTAAGTGGGTCAATAGACGTACGAGGATCAGTAGACAGAATAATATTTTCCATAGATTTTTTAACAAGATCAGCCTGCTTTAGCAGATTGTCCTGTTGGAGATTTACCATAGCCTGTTTAGTTTGATCCACCTGAGCAGCTACAAGCCTAGTATCCTGATATTTTTGAATAGAACTGGCGACATCACGACCAGCAGTAGAAGGAGCAACAGGATAACCCATAGTAGAGGATGCACGTACTGACGGTGATTGTAGTCCCTGAGAGCCATAAATTAAGTTTGGATTTAGACCAGCAGCTTTATACCGATCCATGACAGATTTAGGTGAATTATACTGGTTTTGCATGTTCCAGTCAGAGAGGGCATCAGCCCTTTGCATTTTATACATACCGATTCCATAGTTCATAGCATCTTGAGACCGATGTTGAGCAGTAATAGCATCATAGATACCACCAATTAGACCAGAGCCGGCAGATATGCCAGCAATAGTATCAGCAGCATCATAGAATTTTTTTAGATTAAGTTCTGATAGCATAGTTTTTTTTTTAGTTTTTGATAGACCTCAAGCCAACGGGCCTTTTTCGCTCCACCCACCAGGGGCGCTTTTTTATTTCGCTACGCTACATTTTTGTGCGCCCTTGGTTAGGTGTTCGCTTTTTGGGCCCGAAGGCTTGGTGTCAATTAGCAATAATATATCAAGTAAGACATTATTGCGAGATTACAAAGTTTTTTCACAACTTTTTTTTATTCACAGCTGTGAAGAAGTTTTTAGTTTTCAGGGTACGGATTTGAACGTGACCCAGTTACACAGGTTTTTCAGCCGTTTGCGTAGTCGGCTGGTTTTTGTCCTTAGACATGTACTCTTTAACCCAAGAGTCCTTTAGAGACGATTCTAGGGCAGATTTCTCCTCTGCCTTATGTTTATCATACAAGTCCTTTACCTTGTCAGCATTCGCCTGTAATAGGTCCATACGATCAGTTAGTTCCATACGATCAAGATCAGGTGTCGGATTATCCTCACCTTCATACATAGGCACCTTACCATCCTCAAAGGATAGACCCCGAGCATGACGCTCCAAGATTTCCTTTATAGACATAGTTTGATCCGGCACCGTCATAGACGGTTTTTCATTTACCTCATAGTCCGGTTCCCAAGTTTCATTCCATTGTGTTTGGAATTTGCGGAAGAATTCTTTACTCATAATTTTCCTTTTTTGTCTTTTACGAAGAATTGATTTTCTATAGCCCGTTTGACATTTGTTTTTGCATTGCGATAGTCCGTATTTGATTGTAGAGACGAGGATTCGAGTTTCTCAACTCGATCAATATGCTTTCGCAGTGCTTTTTCAGCGATCGCTTTTCGCTCCGACTCATTGTAAATGGAGTCCTTATAATAACGTGGCATTGAGATTTTTTTTCCATCTTTTAAGTTTAAATACATACGATTTTCAAGGTCGGCTTTATGCCAACCTAACATTGATTTAGTAAGATAATGTCGTCCAAGACCTTTAGACATGACCGCAAAAGGGCGTTGTCGGGTATCTCCTCTGTAAGCAGGTATGCGCTGGGGTTTTGAAATATACTTGAGACAATACCCAACAGATGCGCCTGTAACCGTACCGTAGTGGATTTCTCCAAGACCCCAAGCAGCTTGAATTCGTTTAACATCAGCATTAAACAGGATGACATGATAATGAGGTCGATTAGTTTGAGAGCCGTATTCCGAGACGGCAAAGTATTTGAGTCTAACAGCCCCATGCACTTTTCTAAGTCTTTTAAAGAACTTTTGAAGGTCAACAAGGCAGGTAGACGGTCGCGATTGAGATGATAACGGGACATTTTCGTTTGAATAAGTTAGTGTTAGAAAATAAGAAGAGGAGGAGTGCTTCTCCTCTTCCATTAAACGGAACGACCAGCCACTAACCCTTCTAGCACGGCACTCAGGACAACGTCCACACGCTACTGGTTTTTTGTCCGAATTCTTGGTTACCATAGGAGCCATACACATATCAGAGTCTTGGCGTACCGAAGACAGGCATTGGCCTAACAGCACGTATACGATTGAAATGTTGAACGAACATAGTATCAGTATCAGCAGCAGTAACAGCGAATATATCCTTACGAGGATCCGACGTAACAAAGTCAGAATTTAACGCAGGAGGCGTAGAGAATATACGACCCATATGCCAGAAAGCAAGAGAAGACCTAAAGTCCCCAGCTACACGATTTGGTTCATACTTATATTCAGCATACCTGGGCACATAACCGAATGTATTATCACCATAAGGAGGAGTTTGCCAAGCCATGATTTCACGGTTAAGCACTTCCTGTTCCCCAAGATGAGCAAACGACGGATAGTAGTACTGGAACGCATCACTGGTTTTTAACCAATGTTTAGGAATACCCTGTTGATACGCAGTTTTAGGCATGATAGACATTATGCCCATTATATACCCATGCTCTTCGCAGAAATACTTACCATACTTACCAGCATTTACGGATATACCATGACCCGCCATTCCGCCTTGTGGCGCATCAGTTGTACCAGTAGTATTGAGCACTTCCGAAATAATCACAGGAGATTTAGAGCCAGTAATATATTCTGGCCTTTGCAGCCGTTTATCACTAGACTGAACCCCAAAGTGAACCTTAATATGCTCTATATAACGAGTACCACCACGCGCATTTTTTTCAAGCCATTCCTGAAGACGGAAAGCACGACGAAGCTCATTGATAGTAGTAGCTTCAACCTCCAAAGTACCTTTAGGATCGTAAGTAACCGGAATAATCCCAGCAACAATACCACCAGCAGTATTACCAAGAGAACCCGTAGGATTAGACGCATAGTTTGTATCATCAACAAACACACCACCCGGATTACCTTCACCAGCAGGATTAAGAAGAACGTTACCCAGAGGAATATCAACGGATGCTCCCTTTTGAGCGAAGGGAAGAGACGCAGTAAAATAGTCATGTTCCCAAGCGCGTTTAAACAAGAAGTTATCATAATCCGCTTCCCATGGAGTACTATTATCACCATCCACAGCCAGATCGAGAACTGGCGTTACAAGGTTTTGATCTCTGTAGTATTCATTAAAGATTTTCCCATACGCGAAATACGGTAGTGCAGATACCACTTCCGAAGTACCAAGACCAGCAGCAGGAGGTATTCCAAGATAGTCAGAGATACGACGACCAGAAGAATAGTTTCCATCATTTAGAGAGATTGTTGGAAAGGCAGGCACAGCAGCAGGCGAGCCTACCTTAGTTTGAGTAATAAAGTTTTCCCAATTAGGCCAAAGAATACGATTTGGCACAAAGAAATAATGTATTGTAACATCAATACGATGCATAACAGGAGCCACCAGAGGAGCGAACCGAATTAAGGTTTCGCAACCAATATTAAAGTGATCACCTGGCACACACTCAGTAATCATAACGGGGACAAGCTCCCCCATATTACAAGACAGTTTAACATCATGAGACAGATCGAACACGTTATTTTTAGGACGTGTTAATTTGATACTGTTGAAGATATTTTTCATAAGCGAATACCCCCTCTTGACACATAGTATGTCTTTAGACGTTTTGTACCACGGCCATGACGGCCATGTTTTTTAAATGACCGACGACGATGGCCGTAAGAACGGCCTTTAGATTTACCATAACGCATATACGTAATTGTTTTATTTAGCAAATGCCCTTTGCTGTGGGGTTGATCTACCTAAGAGCAACATTGCCCCGTCGATAAGACCAGACAGTAATTTTTGATAGAACGGTGAACGAGCATTTAAGTCGCCACCTTGAATACCCATTTCCAGTTTTTGAAGTTCAACTTCATTAAGCATTTTAGATTGTAGAATTTCCAGATTCTTTTTTTCGATAGCGTCCTTAGAAGTATCGATTAAGGATTGTAATCCTTTTTGCAGACCTACAGTAATATTAGCTTGTTGTGTGGCAGCATCAACAGCATTTTTTATACGTTGAGACGTCACCTGAGCGATTGACAGATCGCCATACACTTGAAGATTTTCGAACTGTTGTTCTTTAGTTTGCACATCCAGATTGATCAGAGATTTAGCACGCTCACTAGCCCAATCATGAGTAAGTGGGTCAATAGACGTACGAGGATCAGTAGACAGAATAATATTTTCCATAGATTTTTTAACAAGATCAGCCTGCTTTAGCAGATTGTCCTGTTGGAGATTTACCATAGCCTGTTTAGTTTGATCCACCTGAGCAGCTACAAGCCTAGTATCCTGATATTTTTGAATAGAACTGGCGACATCACGACCAGCAGTAGAAGGAGCAACAGGATAACCCATAGTAGAGGATGCACGTACTGACGGTGATTGTAGTCCCTGAGAGCCATAAATTAAGTTTGGATTTAGACCAGCAGCTTTATACCGATCCATGACAGATTTAGGTGAATTATACTGGTTTTGCATGTTCCAGTCAGAGAGGGCATCAGCCCTTTGCATTTTATACATACCGATTCCATAGTTCATAGCATCTTGAGACCGATGTTGAGCAGTAATAGCATCATAGATACCACCAATTAGACCAGAGCCGGCAGATATGCCAGCAATAGTATCAGCAGCATCATAGAATTTTTT